ATATTACATCAGCTACATCATATACAGCAGGCACAGGACTTACACTAGCAGGAACAGAGTTTCAAAATACAGCACCTGATCAAACTGTAGCGTTAACAGGAACAGGCGCCACAAGTATTAGTGGAACATATCCTAACTTTACTATTGGTAGTTCTGATACAAATACTAATACAACATACACGGCCGGCAACGGCATGACGTTAAGTGGTACTGAGTTCTTAATGAGTGGAAGTTATACAGGTAGTTTTGTAGCTACTGGTGATGTAACAGCATACTCAGATGAAAGATTAAAAACTAACGTAACAACAATTGAAAATGCATTAAGCACAGTACAGTCGTTACGTGGAGTTATGTTTGACAAAATTGATTCACTTAGTGGTGAAACAAGACAGTCAACGGGTGTAATTGCACAAGAAACAGAAAAAGTATTGCCAGAGGTAGTACACAACAATGATACTGGATACAAGTCAGTAGCCTATGGAAACATAGTGGGTGTTCTCATTGAAGCAATAAAAGAACAACAAGAGCAAATAAACGATTTGAAAAGTCAATTAACTGACTTAAAATAGATAATACATATACACAACTAATATATCGATTACGATAAATAATACTAGCAAACGAGTGTTTGTTAACGTTAATAAACTCGAGGAGTAACAAATGGCATTACCAGCAACAGGTAGTACAGTTAGCATGAGCACAGTACGTGACTATTTTGGACTAAGTGGCACAGTTTCACTTTACCAACTAGGTACGTTTATCTCACCTAATGTAACTACAAACATCAGATTATCAGCAACCTTTGGCGGATGGCAGAATCCTAACGCAACCGGCGCATCATAACAACATAAATATGTTTATAACAAAACACTGTCAAGTAACATTAGTACTTGACAGTGTACCTAATATGTTGTATAATAAAAAGAATATATAAAAGTATACTCAATACAGGAGAAAACTATGAGTTCAAGAACAAGATTTGAAATAGAAACCTTTCTACTAGGAGCGCATCCAACAGTAGCAAGACAAGCGTTAGAATTACAAAATGAGCTAATGCAAGCACGTACACAGCAACATCCAGACTTAGCTATGCTAGAAGCTGTCTCAGTAGACTTCGTTGCTAAAAACGGAGCATTAGACGCTTTAATAAGCGATATCGAATCATCAGAAGAAGAATATTGGGTTTCACGTCTTGCACGTCTAGCAGCAATTGATATTTTAACAATCGGTAAAGTACAACCAGAGCACATGAACTACATGGCGTCACTAAGTGACGATGCGTTTGCTTCATGCGTCAAGTCAGCTACTACACTTGCTAAATCATTAAATGATTCAGTTCAAGAAATTGAAGCAGAGCTTGGTTCAGAACTTACTAGTTAATTTAAATGGTAAGTATACCTAAGTTTATACAGAAACCTGACCCAACCGCCCATGTAGCAATATGTGTTCCAGTTAGAGACCACGTTACATCAACGTTTACTTACAGTCTTGCTATGCTAATGAAGAAGTGTGGCGAGAACGGACAAAAAGTATCATTACACATGGTAATGGGTAGCGAAGTTGCAATGCAACGTCAACAACTAGTTGATGAAGTATTAGAAACAAGCGCAACTCATATATTCTGGGTAGATACTGATATGAAATTTCCAGTTGATGCATTATTTTCTTTGTTATCACATAGAAGAGAAATTGTTGGAGCAAACTATAGCACTAGAGTAAAACCGCATAGACCCGTTGCATTTAAAAACGAAAACAATCTTGATAAGAGAGTGTTTAGTGGGCAAGGCATTGAAGAAGTGTTTGCATTAGGCAGTGGTCTATTGTTGGTAAATAGATGTGTATATGAAAATATGTCAAGACCTTTTTATAGTATTGAATGGAATGATGACTATACTAACTTAATGGGTGAAGACATATATTTTTGTAAAAAAGCATCAGCGCACGGATACACTTCACATGTAGATCATGCGTTAAGCGAACGAATTGCACATATAGGCATGAAAGAATTTACAATAAAAGGCGACTGTTATGATTAATAAAACCTCAACCAACTCTCTATTAGACTTTAAAGGGCAAAGTGTTATTACACCCTGGGATAGATTAAAAAAATATATTTTTAAAAGTTATCCTGTAGTGCATGTTGATAAAAAGATAACTGACACAGAAGAACTCACAAAACTTGCTGCAGAGCATGTAGGAAAGTCAGATATGGTTTGGGTAGTACTTGATACTGCTACAATTAATCCGTTGTTTCCTTGGCATTATAGACCAACTGATATGGGACATAATGTTATTCATAAATTTCCAAAAGTAATTAAAAGAACAGGTCGTCCAGTAAATTGGGGTGAAATTCAATTAGTGCCAACTGGCGGTGTAGTACATGGAGTAGTAAAAAATAAAGTAATAGGAACGTTCCACGAAGCAGACTTTGATATTGTTATGATTAGTTTCCACGAAGCTGAAGCAGACCATAATTATCAAACATTGAAACTTCGCTTTCCAGATGCTATTCATATTAAAAATGTACAAGGCATTGGCAATGCTCACAAAAAAGCAGGCGAGATGGCTAAATCAGAAATGGTATATATTGTTGATGCTGACGCAGACATTATGAAGGACTTCTGTTTTGATTATATTCCACCAATGGCAAAACGAACAAACACAACATATGTTTGGTATGCACGTAATCCAATTAATGGATTAGAGTATGGATATGGAGGCATTAAATTGTTTCCAAGACAACAAGTTATTGAAATGGGCCACGTGCTTCCGGACTTTAGTACAGGGTCTGCATTTTATCAACCAATTAGAGATGTTTCTAACATTACTAGATTCAACAGAGATCCATTCCGCACATGGCGTAGTGCATTCCGTGAATGTGTAAAATTATCATCACAAATTAATCCAAATGCTCCTGTTAAAGAAACAGAGGATAGATTAGATATATGGTGTACAGTTGATGAAGGCGGACGTTTTGGACGCTATTGTATCAAAGGTGCCAATGAAGGAAAAGCATACGGAATTGAACACAAAGATGACGTTGAAGCATTAAATAAAATTAATGACTTTGAATGGTTACGTGAACAGTTTGTTGAGAGTATGAAAAAACGAATTAGCGCAGACTAATAAAGAACTTAACTATAAAAACTATCTATGCATTTCGTGGATAGTTTTTATTTTCTTTAAAAAATCCCTAGAATTACATTGAATTTTTGCACCTGGATGTAAAGGCCTTGGCCATTTTTCTATGGCAACCCAACAGTATCCATCGCTTTCTATATTTAGTTCGGGAATGAACTCTTCGGCTACTAGTACAACAAAACTGTTGTATATAAACCTTCCGTTTTTACTTGTGAATTTGCTTATTGGAATAACTTTAGTAATATTAGTTTTGCCTACTTCTTCTTCTATTTCTCTATATAAAGTTTCTGAAGGTCTTTCTTTATTCTCACTTTTCCCACCAAAGAATCCCCATTTACGGGCATGAGTAACTCCATCACTTCTGAGTTGCATCATTATTCTTCCGGTTGTTGTACTTAAAAAGATACAACCACTTGCTTCAATCATTATAAGTATAGTCTCCAAAAGCCTGCATTGTATATGGCTTCGTAACTATTAACCCAAGTTTTACCATTCCATTCAAGTTGATCTTGTGAGCTTGTATTATTTACATAGTGTGTTGTGTTGGCATTTGCAGATGCATCAAATGATATAGTCCATGCAGTACCGTCATAGGCTACAATGTCATATCTGTCAGCACTTGTTAATCCATCCCAATTTTGACTTACAGGAATTGCATGCAGTAATAGATATCTTTGACCAGCTACTGCACTAGGTATAGTTCCGTCACCAGGATAGTTTGTCATTCCATTTACAACTCCACTAATGGCGCCTTGAGTATTAGTAGGTAGTGTAGTTTGATCAATTGCTACAGTTAATGTAGTAGCAGTGTCGGCATACAATCTACCAATAATATCATTATCAGCATCGCCTGGGTCAGAACTCTTTCTTAATCTAACCTGACTTATACCATCACGTAATTCTCCATATGTTTTTAAATCAGTTGTCCATGTAACAGGATTTCCTTCTGCATCAGTTGCAGTTTCAGTTAATGATAATATTGTTAATTTATTATCTTCGTATTTAACTTTTCTATCTTCAAATGTCACTACAGTATATTCTACTGATGTTTTACTAAATGGTTTATTTTCTTTAAAATTATCTAAATCTGCATCACCTAAATTATACATTTGGTTAATAACTGTATGTATAAGTTTTTGCTGTTTAACTTTAGCAGGTGGATTAATTAACACTGGTAAGTCAAATTGTATAGAAGCAACATCAATAATATCATCAATACTACTTCCAACACTTCTACTACTCCATGTAGTGCCTTTCATTTCTACATAGGTTAAAGAAGACCAGTCATGCT